ATGTGTGAGTTCTTTCGCAAACTCAGCGCGGTATACAACCTCAATGTAGAGGCGGAGTACGAGGAGCCTGGCATGGACTTCGGCGGGTTCTTCAGCGCCGAGGTGGGCGAGGTAACAAACGACAAGCAACTATCCTACTATCAGTACAGGGTACTGAGTGACGGCACGGACTCAATCCTTGAGGGCATAGAGGATGCAGATTACGACTCATTGGAGGACGCAATCGAACACTTCAAAGACCTGCAAGAAGTAATGGATGCAAAGCAATGGGAAGAATTCAAATCAGAACTAGCCGGTGTCGTTACGACACCACAAACAAACGACCATGACAAAATTTAATATGAACCCCTACCAAACCCCTCAAGATTTACAGGATGTACTTGAGCAGAATCGATTCGTTTTCCCACTGGCACTGCGGTGGTGTACTGACGATGTGGACATCATCAACGACAACCAACGCACGTTTACCGACGAGCAGAAGATGGGCATCCTCAAGAAATTCTTCGATGTACACGAACGTGAAATCATTGAGATGATCAACAACAAACTATGTGAGTTCATTCACTACGAAGAGTATGAAGATTGATTTATTCAACGCGATGTGTGTTCGGAATGAATACACCGCAGAGCGATGCACTGAAGAAATCAGGCGGATGTGCCGGTCGATTGACCACGGCGCTGACCCCGAGGAATTACTGCATGAGCAAGGCATCGATGCGGATATGGGTATATACGCCGAAGGCTTGCTCGATTACTATTCGGATTACATAGACGAACAAGAACAAAGACTTGAAGACTAGTATCCAACAAAGAACTTGGTAGATATAGATTTGGAATTGTCATAGATTTATACTACCTTTGTAATGTTGTCAGAGAGGACACGGTGTCTTTTGAATTTGGTTTTTCATCACCGTGTCTTCGACAGCACAAAAGCGTAAAACAAAAGCAAACACATGAGAACAGAGTTTATTATTGGGGACACCCTATGCGTTGTGCGTTTAGGGTTCACATCGAACGACAAGATTGCTCCGGTATCGGAGAAGATTGTTCAGACCTACCACTACAGCCGAGACCAATTCGAGGACGCTCAATCCAAGTCAAGCATGCAATCGTTCTTCAGCAAGGACGGCGATGTGTGTTTCGACTGCCCGTATTCTATGGGTAGTGGCGCCGAGTTGAAAGGTTGCTACACCCACAAGATGATGCAGTATTCAGGTATGGTATCGCAGTTGCGTAGCATTGCAACCAAGCACAAACACTGGGATGATATCCCCAAGTTGGACGACATGCTACATGCATTGGTCGTGGCTATGTGTAGCGATCGGTATGTGCGGTTCGGTACTTACGGTGAGCCGGTACTGATACCCATCGATTTGATGCGGGATATGTGTACGGTTGCCAAGTCTTGGACAGGGTACACACACCAATGGAGGAAGCCATGGGCGTACGACTATAGACAGTTCTTCATGGCATCGACCCACAACCTTGAGCAGACAGAGTTGGCAGAGACTATGGGGTGGCAGTCGTTCATGGATGACAGCACCCACACCAAGCACACCGGCATGGTCAACTGCCCGGCGTCCAAGGAAGCGGGGTATAAAAGTACTTGCAGTAAGTGTACACTATGCAGTGGCACCACCGGCAAGGGAAGTAAATCAGTATACATTTTTAATCACTCATAAACATATGACAATCGTAGAACTACAAGCACTATTAATCAAAGAGGTGAACTATGGTATCACCTTGGTCAAACAGCGCGGGCTGTACAAGCAAGCATCTTTCGACGTGAAGAAACGCATCGAAGAAAACATCGAGGAACAGATAGTACATTTGGTATTATCCACTCGGTACTTCAATGAGGACATCGCCAAGCGTGACCTCGGCATACCGGATCAAACAGTAAATGAAATGATATCTAACGCAATGGTAAAAAACTTTTCTATATTCGGAGCAAATGATTAACCTGTTACTGAAGTTCATCAACAAGTCCGGCAAGATGGTTGTCGCTGACCCGTGTGTCATCAAAGACACTATCGACTGCATCGAGTTCAGCAAGGTGCGTCGTGGTGTGTGGTGTGTGACTGCATCGGTCGATGCTGATCTAACGCTGACCCAGTTCAAAGCAACACACGAAGATGCACGCATCATGACATCAGAGAATGAGACCCACGAGGTATTGGTACAGAGTGAGCAGATGGGATTCTTTGACGATGCAGATTACCGCAATGACAAGGTAGCAGTGATGATGCCACGTGAGCCATACAAGACAGCGAAGGATGGCGACAAGTGGTACTGCGCGATGTCTCACATCACCAACACCGCAGACTATGGTGTGGGTGTGTATGAATGCGGGGCTATTGCAGACATCAGCAACGGGACGCACAAGGTCATTGCTCGCAAGAGTATCGACGGAACTTATGTAGAATTTGAAATCAAATAAAACTATGGCAATACTAATTACAACGGATGGCGAAGTAGTTGATAACTACGACGCTTCAGACCTCAGCAAGAAACAAAACGCAGTCGGCGGGTACATCGAGTATGTGAGAACGCGATTGGGCATGACGTTTATTGTAAACGAGGAGGGAATGTTACTTGGGCTGAAGCCCAACATGTTGGCTAGCAGTATGGCGGAGACGCTTATACTCGGCAACGCTTTGATGGTTGATCAAAAAGAAATCGAAGAGGAGGACAGACAATGATGGAGAAAAGAATCAATTCGGTGGAGGAACGCAGAGAGTTCGTCCAAGAGATCATCGATCGGTTGTTGTATCTTGATGCAGACAACAGAGAGAAGTTCATCAACAGCGTGCAGGGGGAACTTCATCATCGTAATCGCCACCATCCTATCCGGCCTCGTGTATGGATGGTGCATCGTCAAGTACCCTATCACTGCGCAGATCATTGCCGGTGGCATGGGGCTATCATTCCTGTTCATGGTGATGATAGCATTGTACCAACTTAAAAATAAAAAACAATGAAAAATAAAAATCTAATCCTCACTCTCATTCTTTTTATGGGAGCCAACAAAAGTTACTCTCAGTGGGTAACCAAAACAGTAGACAACAAACTTGATGCACCCTACAAGATTTCTTATTGTAGTGATGCACTAGATAAAGCATTTATCAAGTTAGAAGTTGTAGGCGAACAACTATCATTCTACTTAGGTGGAAGTTACTTTTGTGATGACATGATCACCGTAGATGTAGCACTGGTAGTTAACGGAGAGCCAAAGAGATACAGCATTGAAGGAATGAAATCATCTAATTCTAAGGTTCTCTTCTTAATTGACGACTTACTTGCAGTAGAACAGGCAGAGTTTTTCAAGGACTTTAAAGCGTGTTCTTCGGCAGTAATTAGAGTTAACGAAAGCCATTGCACTTCTGACATGTTTAAGTTCAACATGTCTGGTGTCTGGATCCACAAACGCAGTAAACTTTATGCTTAAATAAACGAACAATGAATGACAAAATCAAAGACCTAATCGATAAAGCATACAAAACCGATTCAATAGCAAAAAACAAATGGCGTATTGAAAACCGAGAACAACTAAGAGAACAGAGAAAAAAAGAACTTAAAGAACTTATGGAAAAGGATAAAGAAATGAGCAACAATAAACAGAGTAGCGTGGAGTGGTTCTTAAATGAATTGATAAAAGAGGGTTATATCAAAAGATTACCCGTGACACAACTTCAACAAGCCAAAGCAATGCATAAGGAAGAGATGATAAATTTTACTACGGATTGGTATCATAATGGCTTGTTAAGCCTTGGAGTTTTAGTATCAACAAGTGTTGAGGAACACTACAACAAAACATTTGACCAATAAGCAATAATAAATAAATCGTATCGATGAAAAATGTAATAATCGTATTGACTACAATCCTATCTGGCTTGCTTTATGGATGGTGTATAGTTTACTATCCAATCACTGCTCAGATTATTGCAGGTGGCATGGGCTTATCTTTTTTGTTCATCGCCATGATCGCTCTGTATCAAGTTAAAAATAAAAACAAACAATAAAATTATGGATAACCAAAACTTACAACTTAATTTATTCGATGGTATCGAGAACAAGGATTTCTTAGAATACCACAAAACCAATCCCCATCTTTATGATGCATTCAAAGCAGTGGCTTTTGATGCAATGAAAATGGGCTTTAAAACCTATGGTGCCAACGGCATTTTTGAAATCATTCGGTGGAAGCGTGCTGAACGTGGTGATGGGGAGTTTAAAATCAACAACAACTTTGCTCCGCTTTTTGCTCGGGTCTTTGCAAATGAGTTTCCGCAGTACAAAGACTTCTTTAAATTCCGAAGATCAAAGTTCAGTGAGTATCTTAACTCACTTCCTATGCAAGATAAAAAGAGTCACGAACTAGTTTTTTCTTACGAAAATGCGTTGATTGTCCTGAACATCACGCCTACTGAAAGTGATTGGTGGACTACTCTGAATGTAAGTGATCCAGCTGGGCGAACTTTTTTCTTTGATGTTCACTATTGTGAAGACTACAACGAAATCTGTGTTTATCCACACAACGGCAAGCACCTGAAAGAATGCTACGTGAAAGCCATTCATACTGAAAAAATCATATGAATATAGCATATCGATTCGCTATTCCTACTTTATACTGCCGTTACCAAGGTAATGTAACACTCCCTATTCTTATCAAGTATGTTTACAATTTTGAGATATATATTCAGGAATAAGCCACATAAAGAATTTCTTGTTCTAGAGACTGCTATGATTATTTATTACAGTCTTTGGGCCATAGGTATCTATGTGATTTACAGATTAATTCTATGACTCAACTTAAGATAAGAAAAAAGAATGTTGAGGTGATCAACATTGTTTTAAGCAGTGAGCAGTACACTAAATTAAAGAAGCTGGCTGATGAGAATGGTTTTTCATCGCCAGCCAATTTAATTGATGATATAGTTCATTCCTATTTTAATAAACACCGAACACGAATCCGCAAAACTGTTGATGAATATGAGAAAGCCATTAAAATGCCAGTCCAAATCTCACAGAATAATTGGCACATGCTGACTCGTTATTCTGAATCCACCAAAATTGCAAAGGGTACCTTTATACACTTAATACTAAGAGAGATAATTAAAAAAATTCCAAAATGAAAAGAGCCGCATTTTACACACGTGTGAGCCACGACAATCAAGTCGAAGATGGTTCATCATTAGAAAATCAAAAAGATCGCATTGAGGCGTTCTGTAAACTCAATAACTATTCTATAGTATCGTCATTCTCTGACCCCGGAGTCTCTGGTCGTAAATTTGAAAACCGACCGGACTTCATGAAGATGATGAAGCTCGTTGAGAAAAAGCAAATAGATGTAATCGTAGTTTACAGCCTGTCTCGTTTCGGCAGAAATTTAAAAGATACTTTAAAATGGATTTCCTTTTTGGAAAACAAGGGAGTGTCTTTCTTTACATTAGACTTTCAAATAGATACATCAACATCCCACGGTAAATTAATGCTACAAATGATGGGTGCTTTTGCTGAGTTTGAAAGCAATCAGCGTGGAGAACTGATTTCATCAGTCATGAAGTACCTTAAAAAAGAACAAAAGGTTTACTGCGGTCCTACCCCTCTTGGATTCCACAAGAAAAATGGATTTTTAATTGTAGACAAGCAGGAAATGGAGATTGTAAAAACCATCTTCGATTGGAAAAGAACCATGCCTCACACCACAATCGCCAAGTTGTGTAATGACTCTGGTTTCCAAACTAAAAAAGGAAAGAAGTTCTACCACACCACTATTGATAAAATCGTCAACAACAACATTTATGAACAACATCTTAGAAATCTATGATGCTCGTATTGTACAGGGCATCACCAACAACAAACGAGACTATCGTTTGTATGTAAATAAAACACTTATTCAAAAGCATAGCAGTATGGCAGACGCTATAACACAACTGTCGCAACTTCAAGAACGAATCAATGAAGAAAAATACAATAAGAATATATTCAACTTCTGGTTTTGTTTTTGACATCAGTTACCAATGGGTCATGGAACACATGGGTATCGAAGACCATAGCAAAACAAAAAAAATCGAAGTAATTGAATATCTTCGTAGACTCTCTTGGTTTGAAATACTACCGGCAATTAAACTGATAGCCGTAATTGAAGATGATTGTGCTGATACAATGAATACTTGCGTATTCGATGTTGTGGAAGATCCTTTTAATTACCCGATAACCAAAAAGAAAGCACTACAACTAAAACTAAACTCATGAATGACGACCAAATATTGCTCTACACTATTGCTGAAATTTTACTAGAAGTAAACTTATCAGAAGAAAAGAAACAACGCATCCGTGATGTGATGTGCGGTGTATACCACAGTGCACCTGAACCTAAACCCAAAACCAAAAGGTTTGAAGTACCTGCTATCTCCGATGTCAAAGCACATATGGAAACCTTACAGGTTGCCAATGCAGAAAAACACTCAGCTGAGTTTTGGCACTTCTATGAATCCAAAGGTTGGATGGTCGGAAAGAATAAAATGAAAAATTGGAAATCAGCTGCTAGCCGTTGGTGCATTGAACTTCCACGAACTTCTGGCGATACTCAAAAGAAAAGGATCGTTGTATGAGTTATGCATCAGAATTCAGTAGGTTAAATATTGATTTAAAAGGTAGGTTCTCTGGAGTTGTTAAAACTCAGTGTCCAAAATGTTCTTCCACAAGAAAGAAAGCAGGAGATCCATCCCTATCCGTCAATATCGATGAAGGTTTGTACAAATGCCACCACTGTCAGTGGAAAGGTACTGTCGTAGAACACAAGTACAATCGCCCAGAAAAAGTTGGCGATAAAGTCGATGAGAGTATTTACAAATACTTTTCAGATCGTGGGTTGAATCAATCTACGGTCGATCACTTTAATGTGACTCAGAGCATTGAAAGAATGGCTGATGGTAAACAACACAAAGTGATTAACTTTAATTATTACGATGGGTCCATTCTTGTTAATGTCAAATACAAGAGTAGAGACAAGCAGTTTAAAATGGTTCAGGGTGCAAAGAAAATTCCCTACAATTTAAACTCGATCAAAGAATCAACTCAAATTATTATATGCGAAGGTGAAGAAGAGGCTATGGTGTGGCACGAAGCCGGCTATCCATTTGCAGTCAGTTGTCCTGCTGGTGCCAATGTGGGTAACAACAACCTAGAATGGTTAGATAACACCTACAGTTTCTTTGAAAACAAAAAGATTTATTTGGCTACTGACAATGATACGCCCGGCAAAAAATTAAGAGAGGATCTCTCAAGAAGGTTTGATGCCGACAATGTTTACATCATTGAGTTTGGTGAAGTGAAAGATGCTAACGATTACTTAAAAGCATATGGAAAGGAATCTTTGATTCTTATATTTGAAAATGCAAAACCATTACCCATTCCAGAAATATCCACAGTGGATAATTACATGGATGAACTCCTCAGCATTTACGACAATGGTTACCCAGTTGGAGACTCTGTTGGTTATCCTGAGTTTGATGATCTTTTAACTTGGAAACGAGGTCAGTTCGTAGTAGTATCTGGAGTCCCCGGCTCTGGAAAATCTACATTTGTAGATCAAGTTTGCATACGCCTAGCGTTAAGAAAGAACTGGAAGTTCGCAATGTTTTCACCCGAGAATGATAATGTACTGAAAAGTATACGCATGGCAGAACAAATTGTGGGTAAACCTATGGCAGGGCATCCACAACAAAAAATGACTAAAGAGATATATGTGCGTGCCTTGAATTATATCAATCGACACTTTTCATTTTACGATACTGCTAACCTAGATGATTTTAAAATCGACAATCTCTTACGCATTGCCAAATCTTTGATTAGACAAAAGGGCGTTGATGCTATTATTCTTGATCCATTCAATTACATTGAGCAGGATTCTAACAACGACATCATGAATGAAAAGATTGGTCGCATGCTTGTAAAAATGAAAAAGTTTGCACTAACAAACAAAGTTTTAGTCTTGCTGGTTGCTCACCCTAAAAAGATGCAGAAAAATAAAAACAATGGGCAGTATGAAATACCACGTCTTTATGACATTAGTGGTTCTCACCACTTTTTTAACGTAACTGACAATGGTTTTGTAGTTCATCGTGACTTCGACACCGGCCTTGTAGATGTCTACGTTCAGAAAGTAAAACATTACTTCATGGGCAAACTGGGTTATGCAACATTTGATTTTGATCCTCAGACAGGAAGATACAAAGAACAAACACAATATTGGGAAAACGAATTAGAAAACAATGATCAAACCGAATTCTTTACTGGCCTTACTTAAGCATCTAGTAAAACAAAAATACGACATCGACCACATAAATGTGAACCCCATTCTCATGCCAAAAATACAAGTGCTGTTTCAGCGTATTAAAGCCTATGAGGTTCGCTTCTTCAAAGACTATGTGATCATTTATATTGACACGAAACCAATCGTAATTAAAAGCTATGGCTGGATGCGTGCTCATGGATCTTACGAACCAATACTTATTGATCCAATTACCAAATCAATGTACACCCAAATGATAATTAAATACAATGAGAACGGTAGTTTATGACATAGAAATATTTCAGAACTTCTTTTCGTATACTGACATTGATGTTAAAACATTAGAGACAAATGTCTTTGTTGTTCACGAAAGCCAAAATATGATGGACAAACTATACGAGTATCTCGTGGAACCAAAATATAGAATTGGGTACAATAATGTGCATTTTGATAGGGTAGTTTGTGATTTTATCACTGACAATTACGAAAAGTGGAAAAAGATTCCAGTCCGATCCGCACTACTGAATCTTTATCAGATGACCCAGTCACTGATTAAAAGTGAGACTAGAGAGTTCTATCGAGGCAGCACAGAAATTGATTTATTCTTGTTGAACCACTACAATAACAAGAATAGATCCACATCTTTAAAAGCCTTGCAATGCAGTATCTTTTGGGAGAATGTCCAAGACATGCCCTTTGAGCATACTGCAGAGGTTACCGATGATATGATCGAAGAAATTCTTAGCTACAACATGAACGATGTGCTCAGCACAAAAAAGTTCTATGAATTAAATCTTGACAAACTATCCTTTCGGAGGGAACTTGGCAAAAAGTATAGAAAATTTATGTTGAACATGCCAGATATCGCTATCGGTGAAGAGATTTTCTTGCATGAAATCCGTAAGCAATCTGGCATTCGTAAGAATGAACTGAAAGAAAAAGTTTCTTATGATAAGACAGTGGACTTAGGTAAATGCATACTGCCCTATGTACAATTTGAAAGTGAGCCATTTAAACAACTACTTGATAAGATTAAATGGACTGTGGTATCTGATACCCAAAAATTAAAATACAATGTCAAGTACAAAGGCTTTCACTTCTTTTACGGAGTCGGTGGCATACACGGTTGCATTCCTCCCGGCATTTATGTGCGTGATGATAACTATGTTATTTTGGATTTTGATGTGAAGTCATACTATCCAAACTTAGCTATTCAAAACAATCTTTATCCCAAGCACATTCCTCGTGAGGTTTTTATTAGCACCTATAACTCAATCTTTGAAAAAAGAGTGATGGCTCAAAAGCAAAAGGACAGCACACAAGATGCAGGATTAAAACTGGCACTGAATGGCGTATTTGGTAAGACTGGTGAAGTGAACTCCGCTTTCTTTGATCGTTACTATTTCTATAGCATTACCTTAAATGGCCAGCTTTCTCTCACTATGCTATCAGAGAAGTATATGAATCACATCCAAGGTTTGCAAATTCTACAGATTAACACCGATGGTGTTACTGTGCGTGTTCCAAAAAAGTCTTTAGCCCTGCTTGATAAAATCAACACCGAGTTTATGTATCAGACTGGCCTTATACTTGAGTCTTCTGAATACGAAAAGATAATTATTCGTGATGTAAACAATTATTTAGCAATTACCACAGACGGAAAAATCAAAAAGAAAGGTATCTTTGAAACTCAAAAAGAATTTCATAAAGACAATTCTTTTCTGATCGTACCAAAAGCCTTAGAACAATACTACATAAACAATATTCCAGTCGAACAAACAATAAAAGCATCTAAAAACATCTATGATTTTTGTGGCAGATATAAAGCGTATAAAGGGTGGTCAGCAGTTTTTAACTCGTCCGAAGAGGGAGAGGTTACTCAAAAAAATTACGGTAAAGTTTTACGGTTTTATCCGTGCACCCAAGGTGGTGGAACGAGTTGGAAAGTAAACGTAGACGGTCGCATCCACAACCTGTTAGCAAATCAAGCTACTGTCCTATTCAATCACTATTTTCCTGTAGATGACTTTAGTCTGTATCACGTAAACTACGAATTTTTTGTTAATGAATGCTATAAAATAATCAACGAAGTTGAACCCAAACAACTATCATTTAACTTTTAACTTATGACTATCCACGATTACACTCATGAAATGATCGAAGCTATTGTAAATACTGCGAAATTAGACTCCTTAACCAAACATAAAATCGTCAGAAAAATTCACTCCTTAAAAATGTACAAAGACTTTAAAACCAGAAAACTCGAAGAGGTGAAACTTCAAAAGCACAAACGCCCTACCGCTCCTATGAGCTTTAGCAGCCTGCCGGCTTCAGTGAAAGAAGTAATTAAAATTGCGTGCGACAAACACGAAATCGACATTCATGAATTTTGTAGCAACAGAAGACTCACTGACATAATCGATTGCCAAAGGCAAGTAATATATCTTTTACATAAAGAGTTCAAGTACAGTTGCACTAAAGTAGCGTTATGGTTTATAAAAGACCATAGCACAATTCTTCATTCCTGCAAGAAACACTGCGATTTAGTCGAAACCAATCGTATGTATGCTAGGTTGTATCAAGTTATTCTAGAGCAAACTAATGAGAAAGCTATCTTTGTAATTTGACATCTACCCATGTTTTGACAGCCTTACCGTTCACCATTTGAATCATGGGTATTTTTTTACTCATAAGCTCTGGTCCTCGGTCTCGTTTTTTCTTCTCGATAATCTGCTTGTGATATATCTCGCATGATACCATGGCATCTATAATATCCGTGTTGTCTGCGAGATAATTCTTAGCTTCTTCAATTATTTCTGTGAAGAAAATACAATCCCAAAACTTTCGTAAATAGTCAATAATGTACGAGTTACCTCTTTCAGTGGTGGCCTCACTTTTGTACCACCCAAATGTTCTGTCTCCGGTGTTAAATGCTTTACCTAGCAAAGTTTGCCTAGTTGCCAGTAATTCCAGTCGGTTGTGTTGCTTGTATTGATCAAGTATAACTCCTCCTCGGTTGACTTCTATATTTACTTTTGCCTTGCCGTAGTAATCCTGCAACAACATTGTATTTTTCATGATGATATCTGGATCTAAAGCTCTTTCCTTGTAGATCGCCACGTAACGATCAGTCTCTAAGTCTTTAATTACTGTACAGTTGTCTGAGCCATCATTCAGCTTAGCTGATACAAATGGAATCGGATCCATTCCACCAATATACTTATGCTCTGGATTAAATCGCTCTAGCATTAAAATCTTACCACTCTTATTGGGTTTGATTTCAACCTTGCCATCCAAGGTAGTGATTAAGTCACACCTTTCTATTGGTGCTGGGCTTGCCATAAGGATACGTTCTCTTTCTGTGAGTTTAGACATGACATCCTGTGGCAAAGCACCTTTTGCATTAGAAGTAAATACTTCTTGAATTGTCAGTGGGTACTGCTTAATAAATGATTCGAGATATCTTTTGTCCTCTAACTTGTCTAAGTTATCTCTCGTCTTCATAATCCACTCTGTTGCAGCTGCTTCGTCACTGTGTCCATTAGGACAGAAGTTTAAAACCTTTCCGGTTTCTCTACCTCGCTGATCCAGTTCTGGGGCTTTCTGAATCCCCATCCAACCCGGCAGAAACACTGTAAGCATTTTAATGGTTTCAGCGTTCTTCCAAAGTTCTGCTCCTTTTTTCTGACCTTCAATAGAAGATTCACCAGCACTTCCTCCCATGACAATTGGAGCCACCTTTACGAAGCCATCTTTTGTAGATGCTTGTGCTGATCGATACACCTTGTCTGCGTATGGGTGCAAAAAGAACTCATCAAGAAAAACGTGCATAGCACGAAATGCTTCTAGTGAAGTCGGTTGCTCTACAGTATCACGTGTTACAATCTTTGAATCTAAGCCATCTATTTCTCCTGTAGATTTATCTAGCCTGCCCATGTGCAGATAACCAGTTTGTCTTGTACTGATAACCCCCGGCCGAAAATATGAGTCTATGCCATCAAAAACTACACGTAGTTTGTCCTTGTACATTTCTTCCAAACGTGATTTGTCTGCAGATGTCAACAGTGATGTAGAACCGGGGTGCGTAAATGCAATCCAAATGGGAATCACACCACCAAACGTCAAGGATAAACCGGCTTCTCGTCTTTTGGTAACCATGAGATCCCAGAACGTATTTCGAGCTTCATGATACGATCCATAAATTAGATCATCGAGATCACGCCATACAGGTCGAATACGATTACCCATGGCAGTTTTAATGTTGGCCTGTGTCAACATGAAATAATGTGCCGCCTGTAGGCCGAATCTGCCTTCAGTCCAGTACTCTTTTTCTCTTCCCCACCACAGATCCTTTTCTTTATTTGTTGCATTGGGGTTTAACCCATATTTACTAAACCATTTGTCATAGACAAATTTGGATGCCTTGGGCTTTAAATTTACAATTTCCATGTGTTACTTCTTTTTACTAGACGCTAATCTATCAGCAAGCGACCCTTCGGTGTCATCAGACTCATCATCTTGCGTTGGATATGCTTCTAGTTGTGCTAGTTTTAGACTCTTATTGATCTTGTCACCAGCTTGTAACAACTGAAATAGTGCTTTAAAATATGGGTCATCTAAATCAATTGTCTTAGATTTGACCCCATCCATTAGCTGCCTTGATGCAGATACTAAGGTTGCATAAAAATCCTTTGCAGGATCAAACATTTGTGCCTGCAATCTTTCAATTGCTTCTTGCTCTGTGAGATTTTCACTTTCTAGAAACTTCTTTAATTTCTCCATTCTTCAAATCTTTCACTAATTTCTTCTGTGCTTCTATATCCTTTTGAACCCTATTTGCTTCGATTGGATTGTCACTACTACTGTAGTATTCATACCAGCAAATAAGTTCTTCAAGTTTCTTAAATGCTTGCTCTATTTCTTTTTTGCTCATTGTGCTTAATTAACTTATCAAGATACCATTGTGCTTTTTTTAAGTCTTCTAAACCATTTTTATTTTCGCACCTCCAAATATACTTAATAATATTTGCTGTACAAACAGCATCTAAGCCGATCTTATTGACTGTAGCCGATTCAATAGCGTCAATGCATTCTACTTTTCCCTGAGTATAGTGACTCGGGTTATTAACATTGTCTTTCACTTTCTTCTGATTAGCATCCCAATCATCAGGCCCACTGCCAAAATAATCCAAGTTATAGTCCATTGAGTTTCTTTTACTGTGACGATTCTACCGGGAACTTTTACCTCTCGGTGTATTGTATCTCTTACTGTTAGAGTATCTGGTTTTACAGTGACTCCAAAAAAGTCACCACGCCTTTCAATGATCAATCGTTCTGTTTCAATTATGGTATCATGGCTAATAATAAAAGAATCTTTGTGCTCTGGTACCGGCACTTTCACTTCTCTTATAATAGTATCTTTTACTGTAACTGTATCAGTTTCAATGAGCTCTGGATGTTTCTTTAACAGCCTTTTATATCTCTGCTGTGCAGAACAACTCATCAATCCCATTGTGCATACAATGGCTAGTGCAACCAAACTAGTCTTTAATGTCTTGGACATAAATATCTACTAAGTTGTTTTGTCTCAGGTAATCAAATGTCGCCATAATGTACTCTCTCGTAACACATACATGACATCCACAAAAAATGTCATACGGTTCAAAAATTGTACCTTCTTCGGTTACAAAGTTTTCATCTCGGTCAATAGATTCCATGCAATTGTCCAAGTGAGTTTCTACAAAATGCTGTAATCCTACAGCTTGGTCCGGTGTTAATGATATTTCGTTCATGTTTTTAAGTGAACAAATATACTATTTTTTCTTATTTCGCAAATGCCGATCAATAAAATACCAAAATGCAAATAAAAAACTAAAATAAATTATTAGAAATATCCCAACTTCTCGCATCACTTCCGAAAAGAAACTACTTTTTTAGCAATGCTCTTAGGTTGAGCCACAAACTGTTTGCCTTTTGCGTTACCCTGTGCTTTTGCTTTATTAGTAGCTGCCTTCTCTCCTGAACTCAAAGACTTCCATGCTGCATCTGGAAGATATCTTTTCTTTCCTTTTGATGGTGACCCATCGGAAGTTCTCCACTTTTGATCTCCCCATTTCTTCAAAGAATTATCTGAACTCTTTGGGCCTACATACCCTCCTCCAGATTTTTTGTAGCGTTGTGTAGCAAGCTGGGCTTTGCGAGCAGACCATTCTCCCGGATCACCACCCTTACTACCAGCTTTTACACTAGCAACAATGGCTTTCCATTTACTCGGATTGGTCTTTTTCGCAGTAGCCATTACTTAGTAGATTTTCCCATTGGGGACTTTTTACTAACCACTTTTTTAGTAACCTTAGTTAGTTTGCTAACTGGTTTCATTGTAACCTTAGTTAGTTTACCAACTGACTTCATAGTGGATTTCATTGGGGTTGGTTTTTTGTCGTACATAATATTCAAATATAATTATTTACCTTGACCTCTGTAAGCTTTTCGATAATTTTTACTAGTCTTCAGAGAAGAATTCTTCTTTTTAGAAACCACACCCGGGCGTTTAGATTTAGGCTTTGGTTTCCATTTGGCTAGTTCTTTGCTGCTTTTTACTTTTGTTGCCATATGTACATTCTAAAATAGTCAAACTCTTCTTTACCGCCCTCTTCAACATAATTTAAATAAGCGTCATAAGCTGGCCCTTTCATTTTAACTTCTTCTACAGCAGTATCAATACCTGCTCCAATCATTTTGACAGCATACACTTCCATTTTGGTTTCCATCACTTCGACTTTCTTCTCCGCTGCGATAACTGCTTCTTTCAATTCAGCTTTTTCTTCTACTTTCGCATCTACAAGTTTCTCACTAGTCTTTTGTGCAACTTGAGTGACTTCTGATGCCATGGCTAAATTCTTTTTAACTTTGGCTAACATTAAATCAATTTCATCAACTGGCGGTGTACTTACTGCTCCAACAGGAAATGAAATTTCGATTAGCCCAATGAAAAGTATAAACGCTAGGATTAAAACTCTCATAGTTTTTTTACAGTGTTAATGATTCGTAGTTCAGTTATAGCTGCAGCCAGTGCACTATCACTCTTCTTTAAAGCAGCGTTCATGCGATCAACTTTAAGTTCTAATGCTTGAATCTTTTCATTAGAGACTTGGATCTGATCCGCATACCCTGTTTTAACGTCATAATACAGATAGCTAACAGCCACCAGCATACAAAAAGCCACTGCAGCAACAGGATTCTTTTTGAATTGATCAAAAGAAACTGGCAGCGGATTCGTTTTAACTTTTGCAACAGCCATGATAACAAAAATACAAAATTAATTTTTATTTTTTTCATTTAAAAAATCAAGTAACCGCACTTTTTTTCTGTCGATTTTTGCTTTTTCTGAGTCAGTCAAAGTGATGATTCCAAATATTAAAAGCGATAAAATAATCACAAAAAATGCTGGAACGACATAGTTCTGTGCTTGAGAATACCAGTTGTATTCTGTGTCCAGTGGTTCAACAATACTTGAAGTGAATTCAATAGTATCTATTTTATCACGTCTGTTGCGAGAACTATTAAGCATTGCATCTGCCATGCTATCAGCAGCTCTATTCATACTGTCAATCCATTCTAGACTACCTCTTTTCACCTGATGCGTATTTAACTCCCATTATGGTTCCTATAATAGAAAATGAATTTGTCAATAATATACCAAAAAGATTAGACCAAGTGCTTTCTATGATCTTAGCATCCAATCCTTTAGATATAACGTAAAAATACAAGATAGATGTAAGAAATGCAACAGTTCCAATAATCCCCAATGCAACTTTAACAATCAGTCCAACCAGTTCAAACTGAGTTCGCTTCTGTAATGTTTCTAAATCCTCAACCGCAGCATCTCGTAACTTTTCAGACTCTAATAAAGCAGCCTGAAGTTCTGTCATTAGCTTCTCCCTTTCTGCTTGACTATCTATTAACTCTTTATTCTGTTGCTGAACTTGCTTCGTAATATCTAATCGCTTTCTTCGGGTTTCGTTATCCCTCTGTTTTGCTTCTTCTATGTATTTTGTAAATTCAGAATCCCCACCCTTAATTACCTTTAAGATGTTTCCCTCAAGCGATATCTTTTTTGTTTTGTATAACGCTATAAGGTCATTGCAGGTATCCTTACTAAATGAAATCACTTATACAGTTTAAACGCAGCTGTTTTATTCTTAAAGCCTTCATAGTCTTTACGAAAAGCTTCTAGGCGTGGTTCAATCTCATCACTCTTGATGATCCAGAACTGAGCACCCACTTTTTTAGCCTTTTCAATCTCTTGCTTGTCATCGGAAGATGATATAATTCCAATCACTACGCCATTACCGTATTCTGTGTTGATCTTGCGTATTAGTTCAATTCCATCAAAAGACGAACCGATAATATTTAAGTCAACAAAAACACACTCCGGCTTCTCTTCTTCAGGACCCTCATTAAACCATTTTTTAAACAAACGGTCTGCTTCGTCCGAAGATGTTAAACTTTGTAAGCTTAGAGTAATATCTAAAAGACTACAAGAGTCTTCAAACACAAGATGAAACAAATCTTCATCATCAACCAATAGTATAGAATCAATCATAATCTTATTTTTATTTTTGTACCCTTATCAAGTTTTTCTACTGTGATTTTGAATCCATGCTCCTCCATAATAGCCGTGCAAATGTTCAAACCTAAACCCGAACCGGCTTCGGCTTGTCCCTCTTTCCGTACGTAAGGCTGAGACCACGTTTCAAAATCTTTTTGAGACATTCCTCTTCCGTTATCTTGGATAACAAAATCGTTATTTTCCACAAAGATATGAACTATCTTTGTTGCCGAATCGTTGTATTTCAAACCGTTTCGTATTAAATTATCCACTGCGGTACAGAACAAGCTTTCATTGACCAAAATACTGGGCATATCATCTATAAGCACCTGTTTTTCATATGATGTACTAGACAAATAAGACTGTAAAATTTCTTTTAAATTGAACTCAGCTTTTTCTAATTGAGCGTCATTCTTTACAAGATTGGTAAACTCTTTGACACCGCGATAGACTTTTTGAGTATGAACTAACCCCTCTTCTATCATTCTTAAAGGTGAATCTATCTTTAAATCTTTAATTTGTTCTGTTGTCAGTCTTCGTTTCAAAGAACTTAAACCTCTAGGAATGTATGTATTAATGCCAGAGTGCATGTCGTGTCGCAATATTTTTGCCGCATGCTCCAGATAAGAGTTCTTCTTTGCTATTTCTGCCTCAATGTTCTTTTTAGCGGTGATGTCCATAGCTATTTTAAGGATTCGATATACTTCACCGTAGGGATCCATAATCGGGTTATAATTCCCATTAATCCATATCACTTCACCTTTTTTGTTTTTTCTTTTAAACTCTCCAGAAACAGACCGACCTGCTTTTAAGTTTCTCCAAAAGTCACTGTATTCTTGCTGTGAAAACTCATACATAAAATCACGATGATTCATTTTTTTCAACTCGTGATTTGAGTAACCTGTAATATCGGAAAATATACTATTTGCATTTAAAATGCTGCCATCTAAGTCTAATTCTACTAATGCGTTGGATAAATTAATAGCCATTAGTGTATCGTCAACTGACTGTGCTTTATACTGTGCCTTTCGTACAAATTCAACAGTCCCTATAAAAAAGAAAGGTATGAATGCAATAATACATCCATACCCAAATTCTATAATCAAATAAGATGGTTGAAAATAACCAAATACTACTGCACTTTGAACCCCAAAGAAAGTCATCATGATTGCAATTGCAATCACTAGGGAACATTTAGCCAGTAACGAAAGTTTCAAAGATCAATTCAATTAGGTTAAACTTTAACCATTTTCCCCGGAGGCGTTTTTCTATTTTTACCTAAACCGTTTGGTCCTTTGGTTAACCCACCTTTACTACCCGGAAGGGCTGGGAGGTTTTTTTTCATACCGCCTTTGGCTTTTGGAGTGTCTTTTTTCAGTTTTGGTCCAACGCCACCTGCCATGTTACTTTTGATGTTTGACTTGCTCTTGGCTGCCTGCATTGCAGAATCAATTTTCTTTCTTTCAGCCTCTCCTGAGGCTTTTTTTGGATTAGCCTTCATTCCTGTAGGCTTAACCGGTTTGTTAGTATACATAATAGTTTTATTTATTACTTTTTATAGCCACCAGTTCCCATCAGATCGCCTCTGCAAGCATTTGTTCCTGTACCATTAGGAATACATTTTGACGCTTGTTTAGATTTCTTTCTGTTCTGCTTACGCATTTCCTCCATGGTCTTAGGTTTAGATTTGATTTCTTTCAAATCACTTTTGGCTTTTTGTCTGAGTTCTCTTGGAGTTGATTTTTCAGCACCTTTGTCAGTTCGCATACTAATCAGCTCATTAATTGCTGTTCTTCTATTGCGACTCAATTCATACTGTTGACCATCTTTATATACAGTTGGTCCTGACTTTTTTGCTCTTGCACTTTTTATTCGTGCACGACCAACAGAAGCATTAGGTCGACCACTATCGAAAACCTTAGATTTACCTGTTTGAAATGCTTCCCCTACATTGTAACTAGTGGTAAAATCTCTTTTACCTGCTTTCTTTGCTTCTACTTTTGCTTTTCGAGCATCGCTTATTTCTCTAGCCGCCTCTCTAACACCAGATACTTGTTTCTTAACTGCTGTAGCAGCACCGGCTGTTTTCGCTTTTGCTTCTGCTTTAGTCCGTGTTATACGAGAACGAACTTTCTGCATTATTGGTCCGGGAGTTTTCTTAACAGCCATTATGGTTTCTTTTTAGTTGGGATGTAAGACTTACCAGTCAAACGTCTTTTAGTATTGATCATATCGGCAGCAGCACCGATCGCAGTAGCAGCCATACCACCAATTTTCATTGCGGTTTGCTTACGTTTTTTAGCAGCACCAGCAGCACTGTTTCATTATTTTTTGGGTTTTGCTTTGAGGGTGCTTTTCGGTACATCTTTCACGTAAGTTTTACCGGGAGTAGATGGCTTCAGCTTCTCAATCTTGTATTTTTTGTAAGCAGCTGCACTGTCCATCTGACTTTTACTCATTGAATCACGCTTGTACACAGGAACACCTGTGCCGGGCTTAGTAGTCTTTGATGACTTGGGAACATTATTTTTTGCCATTGGGTTTATTTTTTGATACGTTTACTTTGCCACTAGGTTTAGTGGGCTTTGAGTTATTATACTCTAGCTTCTTAGCTACAAAATTACAGTTAAACATTAGCATTTCCATCTTTTGCGAGCCTGTCTCAAACGTGAGTTGGGATCAGCTGCTGCTGTTGGGAAATTTGCCATTTGGCCAGCACTACGAGCACAAAATGATTTGCGTCTCTTAGCATCTGCACTGCCTGCCTTTACCTTACCAGTAACGGCTGTCTTTAATTTAGATCCGGGGTTTGCTTTGCGATACGCAGCAACACCTTTAGCCGTCATACCTGCTCCACTTTTGGTAGGGAGGTAATTAGCACTTTTTCCTCTAGTGGTTTTTGGGATAGGATTATCCTTCCTTGTCGCCATCTTTTTTCTTGAATATCTTATTGGCAGCTCCGAGGCCCAGAGCACCAAAAGCGAGTGCAGCCACTGCTTCTACCAAAATGGAAGATGGGGCTACATGCTCTTCTGAAAAAGAATTGTGATACATAGTCACACACAACGCGATTGAGCATAGGATGCCCACGAATCGATTCGCAGAAAACTTACCATGCTCGTCTTTGAATATTTCAAGAAATTTCATCTTAAATCAAAGGTAATAAATAAAAATAAAAAAGGCAACCCCTTCGAGTTGCCTTAAAAATAAAATTAAATTCAGTTTAAAGTTCTGCCAAAGCCTGAGCTTTAGTCAAGATAGTCAAAGACTCAGCTTCCTTGATGAAGTTTTTCAAGGTTTCGGTGTCAGATGGATCTAAATCCAATTCTTCACCAGCATACAACTTCTGAGCCCAAGTGAAAAATTTAAGAGCATCGCCTTTGCTAGAACCAGCTAGAGTTTGTGCAACAATTTTTCCGAGATGAGTCCCCTCAATTTCCTTGCCATCCAAACCAAGGATGACTTTGTTCATGTTTATTTTCATACAGTTAATTTAGTAAATCCTAATTTTGTTAACGCCCAGTCTATAGCGTAAGTATCATCGGTTCCCCATTGAGCGTATTCTTCTGAAGTCATAGCAATATTGCCATCTAAAATAGACGCACCGGGTTCTTTTGTAGGTTGTTCATCTGACTCTGCCGCTGGAACTGTAACTTCAGTGTGGATAGACCAATAGAAGCTTGCGGTAGTTCCGGGTAATGGCAAATTCAAAGCCAATAAGTTAAAGTACTTTGCGGTTCCTTTGGTTGGTACGATTACATCTTGAATCTTGATCATGAAACAAAGTTAGAAAACATTTACGATAATTCCACCCTGTATATCAACATTTTGCATACCCGGGGGGTTTCCGGGTATCATTAGTAATCCTGTATACCCTGCTATGTTATTTATGCTGTAACCAGTAGAGTCTATTGATCCACTTACTTGCAATTTATTTCCGTTATCTGCTGTTGTTCCAATCAAGAAGTTGCCCGTAGAATCTACTAGTCGTATTCTTTCTTGGTTACCGGTTCCCATCACAAAGTCAGTAGACGAGTAAGTTCCAACCAAGAACTTACCACTTCCTCCAAGATTTGCCAAAAGTGAAGCACTGCGAGCAAGACTTATTCCCATTTGAGTGCCTGAGGCCCCAGAACCAAACACACGGTACACCACGTTGTCTACTTGATCGTTCTGTGCTACCCAAGCAGCTGTTCCATTTGCCGATGTAGACGATATGCGACCAAAGATATTCGCTGCTGCCCCACTAACAATATGAAATATGTCAGTAGGAGATGTTGTTCCTATCCCTACTCTACCAGTAGTATAGTAAATATCGCTTCCACTTACTACCCAAGGTTGAGAAGTAATGTATCCTTGACCTGCTATCCAACTTTCTGTTGCTATGTTCTGCCAAGCAGTTCCGTTGTAGAGTAAATTTTTGTTGTTGGTTGTATCATAAAGTTGAAGACCAGTTGCTGGAGAAGTTATTGCTACTGCTTGAGCATTGGTCATCCTTGGTTGTAGGAAACCTTTTACAATTGAAGCTATTTCTACTTGCGCAGAAGCATTAATAGTGGCATATGTAGTTCCAAATGTCGCAAATTTTGCAGACAAGTTTCCGCTTCCATTTGAAGTTTGTCCTGAATCGGTAATACTGAGCCAATCCGTTGTTGTAGCCGTCAATCTTGCAAGACCATTACCTACTAATACACGTACAACCCATACATAATCAGTTGCTGCCAAATTAGCTGCGGTAAGCGCTCCTGATACATATAGCGTGTTGCCACCTCCAATACGTAAACTAGACGTTCCTGCGCTTGATGTAAGTGTAACTAAATTACTTGCAAATGAAAATGATGAACTACCAATATTAACACTACCATTAACATCCAACTTATACCCAGCATCTGTAGTAGTTCCGATTAATACGTTACCTGCTAACCAAGTAGATGTAGTTGATGAGTTGCCTATCCAAGTTCTATTGCTCTCAGTTGCTGAGACCCCAGTTGCTTGGTAACCGATGAAGATGTTGTTTGCTCCTGTGGTGTTGGCGACTCCTGCTTGTCCTGCTTGATACCCTAAAGCGGTATTGTTGGAAGCGGTGTTAGAAAATAAGGATTGATAACCTACTGCGATGTTATTATTTCCAGAGATATTTGAAAATAGAGAACTTACACCTAAGGCA